GCTAGGTCAGTAGTTGTACCAGTGTAGTCTGATCCTGTTAAAGATGAGTTAACTTCCACGTTAACGTAAGGACCTGCAAACGCAGCACCAGAGAATAGAAGAGGAGTTGCTGCCAATGCAGCGATTGTTGATTTGATCATTTTAATGTTTGTTGTCTCGCAGAGAAATCCTGCGGATGATAGAAGTCCGACTAACTTCGTTAAGTAAACAACCTAGCGAGAGTAATTGAGTCATTCGGTCATTCGCAATAGTATATTATACTACTTTTTTTAGATTGTCAACCTTTTTAACCGAACCTTGACACAGTAAATCTTATGTGTGATATAAGAAAAATTAATTTAAGTATATTAAAGCACCTTCAAGTTTTATGTTTGCACCACCGCCAGTCTTAACTTCTACTGATGATATACCTTCAACTACTGCAGTTTGAGCATCAATAAATGCTTCTCCTGTTCTTGCAGTAATTCCAACGTCCTTACCTTCAATATCAACAAGTCCAGTTTTAGATTGCATAGTTACACCAGCAGTACCTTTAAGATCTAAATTAGTGCTACCAACCAATGTACTTACTGTTCCCCCTAATTCCATATTTGTTTTTGTGCTTATGGAAAATCCAACTGATCTGTTTTTTATTAGTGGTGCAGGGTTTGCTCCTCCAAGAGCGTACATATTTACACAACCAAGACACTCTATCTTTATATCACCAAGAACTCTGTTTTGTATATGACCTGGCGATATCACATTTACACTTGAACGAGGATCAAAAGACATACTTGTTTCCTCTCCTGCACCTCTTGTCATCTTTTGACCAAAAATAGTATCTGTTCTATTAACTTGTACAGTTTTAATTTGAGTTCCCGCAAGAATCATCTTTCCTTGAGATTCTATGTTGATTTGTTGTCCTTTCAATAATAAAAGATCATCTGCCTCTAAAACTATTTTTGTTGCTTTTATAGTTCTTTGATATCCTACAGTTTCCTCTAACACCTTACCATAAGCTTTGATGTTGAGTGCCATCTTATCTTCATCTTGCCCACAATTATATTCTATCTGACTTCTTTCATTATGTTTCTGAAACTGTCCCATAGTATGAACTTGTAACTGTCCAGAAGTTGATGCTCCATCAGTTTTATCTCCAGTTACAACTTTTACCTGACCGAGACTATTCAAAACTACATGTGGACTACTAGTTCCAGTTGCAGGTCCGTCAAAACAAAGTGCAGCAGTGCTCTTGTCAGGGAACATTCTAGTGTATATCTCACTTCTAGTATGCACATCTTTTATAAGAGTACAAAACTTAGGTTCTTTTGAAAGTTCTTGTGTCTCATCATTAGGTTTTTTAAAAACCTCTTTAGGATAAGTTTTGGCAGCGGGATAATGTGACATTATGGGCAATCAATATATTTTCCAGTTCCGATCTTGGTAGATCCAATTTCTACAAGTGCATTTGTGTCTAGACATGCTAATGATGGTAGTAATCTAGCACCATAACCACCACCTCCTACAATGTCAACTGCAGGAAATTCCTCAAATGTGGTTGATCTATCTAAAATGCGAGCACCAATGACAAAACCATCATCATTAATAATTGCTTCGGCAACACCTAACTTACCATTTACATACATGTCAGGAACTGATGTGTAGTTAGAACCAGTTTTTAAAACAGTAAATGAATCTATAATACATCTTACATCATTATCTTTTGCAAGATTTTTCTTATACCCAAACCCTGATGACTGCAATCTTATTTCTGTTAAGAATCCATCACCATCTAGTAAACCAACTGCTGTTGCTCCTGATCCTTGTCCACCAATAAAAACATATGGAGCTTCTGCCCATGCATCGCCAGGATTTGCTACTGGTATGTCAATAATACCGCCACTCTCATCTGTAATAATATCTTCTGGATTTATAGTTGGAACTTTAAACTCTTCATACACTGTCTCCTCATCATCTCCTACACCAATATCACCATTACCCTCACCATCATCCGTAGTAATTAGAACATCTACAGATGCGTTTGTTGTGTTAATACTAAATGTTAATGTCTCCACATCCTCTATTTTGTTATCTTCTTCAATACCAATTGTAATTTTTGCTTGATTATCATTGATAATAAAGGCACCACGCAATGTATTTCCTACGATATCAGATGGTGTGATATTGTCACCAGATAATGTATAGTTAAGTATAGATCCGTTCTCAACATTTGTAGTAGTCACGGTATAAATTATAAACTCTCCTTCTGGGCATGTTGATCTATTTGCTACTACAGCAAATGTAGGTGTTAAAGATCCATCTGTTGCTGAACCATCGTCATCACTAAAATCATCTGGTAAATCTTTATCAATAGGTTGGAATGGGTCAATTGGATCTGGTTTGAAAGGATCGTATGGTTCTTTAAGATTTTTTTCTAATATTGTGCACCTAGCAATGTTTCTCTTAAATTTAATTGGTACACCCTCCTCTGGAGAATTATTAGTTAATCTAATGAAAAATGCTTCATTACTATCAGAATCAAAATCAACTAAAGTTTGAACTTCTATTTCTTTTTCTGTCTCGTCTGGAGAAAATCCTAATAATCCACTTTCCTCAAGGTAATCAGTGCCAGCAGTAGCGTTTCCTTGATTTTTGAGTGTCTTAAAATTAACAGATGATGCTTGATCTGTGTTTCCAGATCTAGTAACTACAAATCTTGCAATATCTCCTTCTGTAACTTCTATATCATTGATATTGTATATTATTTTGTTTTCACTTGTTAATTCACCAGGTTTTGGAACTCCTCCTGTAAATCCGATAGTAGTAACTGTTAATGGATTGCCAGTATATGCCTCATCACAAACATATTGTGTGTAATCAGAAGGAGTGTCAGGAAATAAATTATCTAATCTTTTTAGTAATCTATCTAAGAAATCATCATCATCTTTCTGTCTGTCACCATCTGTGCAAAGTTTTTTGTAAGTTGCACATTCTTTATCAGGACCTGTACAAGATATACCAAGAACATTTAGGATATAATTTATTGCTTTTCCTATCAAGTTAAATGGTTCTGCAATAGCACCTAAGATATCTTGTAGAGGACCTAGAATATCTTGTAATAATTGATTTAATAACTGTTGTATTTTTGAGATGATTCCATTTACAAACTCATCTACATGACAGATAGCAGCACGATATACTTGTTGTATATAACTCATTAAGACATTTGTCAACCACTCTGTTAACCTTTCAAGGAGATCTGCCATTTTACAACCCAGATTGTCCAATAAACCGTCAACCAACTTTTGAAATTTACCTAAACCATTACCAATTGGATCAGGTCTCAACAATGCTTTTACTATGGCAGTTGCAGCTTTTTGTATCAGTGATGCAATATAACCTTTTATCTTTGCTAGGAATTTTTGTAAAACTGCTATGGATTTGTTAACGTATCTTCTTCCTATATTAACTGTATCATTGACACTACCAGTTATTTTACTGACATAAAATGTTCCAACATTTCCATTACTGCGTTGAACATCTCTTAAGAAAGATCCTAGTAGATAATTGAAATTACTCTTAAGATCATCTTTTTCACAAAGTTCACCAACTGCTTGACACCACTCCTCCCTTTCAAGATCTGCAAATTTTCTTGTTCCTAGAGCTGTTCTTTTTACTCCATTACCATCAACTGTATTATTACTGATAACAGTTTGTCTACATTTGTTATCTATACTACCTTCAACTCCATCACACTCTGCTATTGGAGCATTTTCTCCTGTTTGAATTGCAGTTAAAAATCTCTGAGTTCCATCAGGAGTTGCATTGTTAATTGTTGATGTGGCACCTGGCGTCTGACCAATAGAACCCATTATAATAGGTTTTTGTTTGTCATTATCCATGTAAAAACCAATCACCCAACACCCCTTGATTAATTGAGGGCAACTTCCCCCAATAGCACCTGGCGTGAAGGGTGTGGTTACTGGCATCATCACGTTTGCCCATGGCAATTCATCGGTATCTAGCGATTCCTTATCTTTGGTGTGTTCACCAATGATTGCTACTTTATACCGATGTCCACCCTTGTTATTCTTTTCAGAATTGGCATCTCCCTCAATTTGTCCAATCCACCAATAGAACCCATCGTGTCCTATTCTATTTGAGGGAAAGAGCCGTGATAATGAGTCATCCATTACTTAATCGTCATATATTAGACACTCTGGTTCATCAGGATGTACGTCACAAAATACCTCTAAAACATTAGGGTCATGATGATCACCCGCTTTTATCTCATCTTTGTGATGTTCTACATATTCATCTAAATCATGTAGTTCATCTTTGATGTGACGACGCATGGGTTCTGATGTAGTAGGATCGGCAAGAATCTCCTTGTCTTTTTTGATGTGGTCTTCTATGCTTTTCATGAGTAGTTCCTCCTTACTCTTTTATTTATTTGCCTCTCTTAGTAACTTTATCTTTCATTCCAAAAGAGTCCCTAAACAATTGTAGCGTGGTTTCCCCATTTCCGTCAACCCCATCAAGTCTTGACCATGTGTGCTCTACATCACAAACCAAGTACACACCACTGTTTTCCTCATCTATAGCACCCTCTTCTTTCTTTGCCTCAGATGCTCTTTTTTGTAATATAACTTCTATTTTATCACCAGCAGCAATTTTATTATTGGGTGGTACCACTAATGTAAGTCTCTGATTTTTTAATAATGTTTTTCTAGCAATTGTCTGTGCAGCATAATGTTTATGTTGATCAGCAAAGAGACTTGGATTTTCTGCTTCTTTATCTTCTGGATTAGCAATTTCTGGTTCATTATACCAAGCTTCATGATCTAAAACCATAGTCATGATCCTAGTAGGAGATTCAATCATATTTTTTTCACCAACAGATAAATCTGACATTGTGCTTTGATTACCTAAGTGTGCCATAGCATCGTAAGTATCAGTAATTTTATAATCAAACTCATCATACTGACCTGTAGTATGATTAAAAAATATCATAGTTGATGCGTATTTTCCTTCTCTTAAGGCAGTCATTGTATCTACCTCATCTTTATAAATTACTTTATTTGTCAAAAATCTATCATCAACATCATCTCTATTAGCAATCTGATCCACATAAGGACCTTGGATAAAAGGAGGATAATCATCTAGATTGAAAGGACCTGGCAATACTTTTCCATCTTTTCCAAATTTATAATCACATAACGAATCAACGGAAAAGAAGTTATATCCTCTATAAGACTCCCAAAAAAAGTATCCTGCAGTTCCTTTTAACGATTCCTTTGTTTCTACCTTTTTCTTACCTTTCTTTCCTTTTGTTTTTGGTTGAGCTAAGGGAGATTTTGTAGATATTGCTCTATTTGATATTTGAGATATTATGTCAAAAGGTCTTTGCATTTGACCTATGTAAGCAAGTTGAAATTGACATGGTTCTACAAAAAATTCTTTTGGTGGAGATGCTCCTAAGAATGAAGGTCCTAATAATTCTGCTACTATACCATCTATGGATTTAGCAAATTTCTTTTTAACTCTTATAGTTTCATTTGCCATTGCTGCTGCAGAGACTAAATCTAGTGTATACAATCTTTTTTTACCCTGCTCAACTCTATTAGTAATTCTCCAAACTTTGTATGTATATGTAATATAAGTCTTTTCCTCTACGGGACTTGAAGCCTCAATAATAATATCCTCTCCACCCTCAATAGGAAGTTCATTTAATAATTCTGCAGAATCACTAAGTAATAATTTTCCAGAAATAAACGGTGATAATAAACTTTCCATATGTCTAAAACCTACGGTTAAGTTTAATATATCTTCGCTCTTACCTGTATTACTAGTAATAGTGCAACTTTTAATTTTTGCCGAGCGTGATGTTTGTGTCTCTTCTACTGCCATTACATTAATCCACTAAGAAATCTTACTCTTACAAAGTCAAGTGAAGCATCTGAGAATCCATTAGCACTCGCACCACTATCATCTCCTGCTGTAGATGGAGCAGTAGTAACATTATTATTTGTTATATTTTGAACTACTGCACCTTGATTACCAGACCCTGCTAATGTATCACTCAATTTAGTGAAAAATGCCTGATCTATATTTTGTGACATGTTTTGAGAACTATCATTTCTACTAAAATCAAAATTAACTAATGATGCCGAACGAGCTCCAGAAAGTTTATTCATACCTTTTACAAAACCCTCTCCTTGTAAATCAGTATAGTCTTTCTTTTTCCGCATCATTCCCATGACAAGACCAGCACCAAGTCCACCAGCACCAAGTAAATTAAGTGCTGCAATATTACCAATACCTAAAGATGCAGTTGCTTTCTG